AGCCACGGTGGAGCAGGGTCATGATCTGCTCGTCGGCCGTCACGTTCTGGGGAACGAGATAGCCGCCACCGCCGCCCCAGGTGTTGGTGCTGAGGATCTGGGTCTCAGTCGGGGCGATGGGATCGAAGAAAGGCACGCGCACCCGGGTGCCGCCAGCGCGGGCATCCAGGGCAGCGTTGCGCTGCACAATGCCGCTTTGGATCCACTTCGATTGCTCGAAGATGGACTCGGCGGTGTACTGAAGGAATTCGGGACGGGTGACGAGGTTCGACAGGAAAGTCGAACCGGACCCGTAGTTACCTGCAAAGGAAGACATGGGGTAGCTCCAGTGGAGTCAAGGTTGGGGGTGTGCCCCACAGGGGCTAGGCGCCGGCTTCTGCTTTGAGGAGGCGGGCCTTGTCGGGGTCTTGGCTAAGGATCATCATTTGCTGGGTAAGGTTCCAGCTGTCCTTGAGCCAAGGGTTGTTTTGTCCGGGGAGAGCGGTGGCGCGGGCACTGCCCGTTACACCCATTCCGGACCTGTTAGTGGCTGCGAAATGATGTTCGTAACCACTACCAGGGTTTTTCAGGTTGGCGATGTATTCGCCGACCGGAAGTTCGACGCCGCCGACAACAGCCACAGGCTGTCCATCTTTAGCGCGAAGGTGTTCCTGAAGTAAACGATACAGCTGATCGGGCGCCAATGCACCTGCCTGTGACAGCTGGGCAATAGCTGCGGATTTCAGCTGCTCCTGTGTAAAACCTTGCCGGATTTGATCCACCTCGCTCTCCTTAGCGGAAAGCTGCTGCTTCAAATCGGCAACGGTTTGCTGGGCCTCTTCCCACAACGTTTTGTACTCGCCGGATTCGGCAAGTTTTGTGGTTTTGGCTTCCTCCTGTGCCTGCTTGATGGCGTCAAGTTGCTTTTGTAGGGCCTCGCGGTTTTCGCGGTCCTTGCGGCGTTCGCTGATGAGTTCCGCGTTTTTGGCCTTGACGGCTTCCAGTTGAGCGGCCAGGTCGGAGCTTTCAGCCACAGGCTGGGGAGCAACGGGTTCCACGGGAACCGCTGGTGCTTGCTGTTCTTCGGACACAGGTGTACTACTTAGACCCTTGTACTTTAGCAGTTAAAAAAGCCGGGACTGTTGGCACAGCACCCGGCAGCAACATGACTGTGCGCAGACTCACAGCACGGGGACTTCGTACTCTTGGGTGTTGTTTGCGTAGTGCTTCCAGATCACTTCGCTCGTGTTGCCGGCCCAGTTTGCAGCTTGGGCAACTGGAATACCAGCTTCTAGCCAGCGGCTGATTGCCACATGGCGCAGGTCGTAGGGGCGGTATCTGGCTTTTACCAAGCCCGCGTTATGTAGCTCGTCTACCCGGTTACGGAAAAAACTCTGGAAGGCGTAGCGATTCCACGGGAAGATGTAATCGCTGTTGCGGGATTGTGTCTCAAGCAGTTCCTTGGCTCTGGAATTAAGCGGCACCCAGCGCTGTTTATTTGTTTTTGTGCTTGGCTTGTGGCCATGAGTCAGGGTGTAGTTGCTATGCACCAAGATGCGGTCGCCATCCAGATCGGTCCACTTGAGAGCGCGGACTTCGCCGGTTCTCATGGCGGTCTGCAGCATGAACTCAGCAAAATTGGCCCAGTTGACTGCAGAGTGGTGACGCTTGGACTCAAGTGCGATCAGCACCAACTGGATCTCGTCCCTTGGGATGACGGTAACTTCGTGATCCTTTTGGGGTGCCTTAGGCATCCTGAAATTGGCGACGGGATTGCGCTCCAGTAGGGCAACATCCTCGGCTGCAGCCCAGCGGTACATGGAGCGCACGAACATGGTCACGCGTCTAGCGGCTTTGACCGGCTGCTGACTTAGCACCCAAAGCAGCACTTGGCGGCCTTGCCTTAGGTCTTGCACTGGGCAGCGACCCAGCCATTTGGTCACTTGGGCGTAGTCGGTGCAAAGGCTGGTAGGCGAGAGCGAGATACTGCGCTCTTGCAGGAACATGCACCAGGCGTCGTGAAGGGTCGGCAGGTCAGGGCCTGCCGCATAAGCTTGCGTCATCGGGTCCAGTAATGGTGGATCTGGTCACGGGCCAGGCAGTTGACGCTGCGCTGGCCCACCCCACTAATAGCACAGAAGGCGCTGACAAGTCGGGGACACTACGAGGGCAGGGTCAGATGTCCGGAAACGGCGCGGTGGGCGGGGTGAAGTTGGCGGTGTAACGGGCGACGCCTTTGGTGATGCGGAGATCGTCTATGTAGCCAGCAAATGCGCTGGTTCCGTCAGTGTCCCCACCAATGCTTACTGAACTTGCAGTGTTTATGATTGTTGCGCTTGAAGTGCCTAAAGATGTCCCTACTCCTCCTAGGTAGCCAGTAAAAGCAGTCCCGTTGCGAACTACGGCAAAGTGGGTCCAGGTGTTTGTAGTTGCCGCGCCAAAAGTGACGCCATTTACAATGTCCCAACTTGCCGTGCCAGAGGCAGCCCAAGCGGTCATAGTGCCGCCGTTAACAGCAACAGCCACGTTAGATATACCAGGACTAGGAATAGTGCGCTTTGCATATAGCAAGCGAAGCCCAGTAGTTGGAGTGGCTTGGTAAATCCAACCCTCAATAGTAAAGTTACCAGATCCAAAATCAAATACTGAATTGTCTGGAATCGTAAGAACATCCCCAGTCCCATCAAACGCAATACTGGCCCCACCAAACTTTGACTGGGCCGTAGAAATCTGAGCATTACCAGCTGCGGTCACCGTCTTAGGCGTAGGGCTGCTATCCGTGATCGTCGTTGACCCGTTGGCCCCATCCCCATGAAGCAGAAGGCTGACCTGGCTCCGGTAAAGATCAACCGGCGTCTTCTCGGACCCTGTAATAACCCAACTCATGGCACCATCCTCCAGGGGTGATTAGTGGCAGTGTCTTCGATGTAGGTCATGGGATAGCCGCCGCGAAGGCGTTGATTAGGTCGGTGACTCGGGCATCTAGGAGAGCAAGGTTTAGTGATTCCCCGATGGAGTAGAAGTTTGCACGCACGTTTGCGAAGCCTGCCCCAGTTGTACGGGCAAACACTCCGATGTTTTCATTTTGCAGAGCTTCAGAGCTTTGACTAAACGTAGTATTTGCACCTGCGCTTCTTGCGACAAAAGTACCAGGTTCGTTGCGTGTGGAGCCCAAAAACCCAACTGGATTGCCGCTTGTAGAGGACCCAGTTGAGTTAGCAAGCCTAAAAAAGTCCCCGTCGCCAGGACCGGGTAAGTAAACACGCGCGATTGCGGACCTGCCAACGTCTGAGCCTGTGCCGCAACCCATTAAAAGTGAAGCGCTTCCTGATCCGGCGTTGCTTAAATTTAATGCCAGATGCCGGCTGTTCTGCGGATCAGTATTATTATTCCTGTTGCTATTGAGATACTTCGTGCTCCCATCCCCTATCAGCCCCGTCTTCCGGTTGTAGTCACCAGAAACAAAGCTTACGTTCGTCGGCGCAGTCCCCACTAACGGCACTAGCGCACCAGCCAACGTACGGGCGCCAGCAAGGATGCAGCTCGCCTTAATCGCAGGCCAAATCCCGTCTGCCTTGCAGCCCTTCACGAAGCTATGGATCGCAACTTTGACGGCAGTTTCTAGGCTCTGCCCATCTGCCGTTTCGACTGCCGTGATGTAGGCAGCAGCATCGGGGTCATCAATGCCAACGTATGTCTGCGCCAGCACCACCTTCCCCGGCACATAAATCGGGCTCATGGCTGACACCTCGTAGTGTTATAGGTTTCGGTCATGGTATTGCTACTCCAAATGCGGTGATGAGTGCTGTGACGCGGGCGTCAAGGGCGGCGAGGTTTAGGGATTCGCCGATGCTGTAGAAGGCTAGGCGGGCGTTGGTTGGAATACCGCCAAGTTCTCTGGAAAATACATGAACGTTGGTCGCTGTTGGTGCAACCGATGCTATTGAATAGGAAGTTGTATTGCCTGCAACACGAAATGAAGTCGTAGCTGATGTGCTGCGGGAGTGACCCATGAAGCCCGTGGTGTTCGTGGCGAAAACGGTTGTGGCACTGGCGTTTGCAGCAGTTCGTGAATCAAAATGTAAATTGACACCGCCTGTAGACGCAAATACAATTCTATTCTTACCTGCAGTCGCGCTAGTGCCATCTCCCATAAGAATGGCCGGATCAGAACTGTTAGCGGTTGAAGCATACAAAGCATTGTGATTATTGTTTTGCGGATCGGCATTATTAGCTCGACCGCTATTCAAATACTTAGTACTGCCATCTCCCACGAGCCCCGTCTCTCGGTTGTAGTCACCAGAGACAAAGTTGACATTGGTTGGAGCAGTCCCCACCAACGGAACCAACGCCCCACTCAGTGTCCTAGCCCCAGCCAGGATGCAGCTCGCCTTAATAGCTGACCAGATGCCATCCTGCTTGCAGCCGATGACAAAATCATTGATGGCGTACCGGGTGGCCGTCTCTAGGGCCTGGGCATCAGCGACCTCAACAGCCTCGATGTAGGTCGAAGCGTCGGTGTCGAACTGAAACCCAGGCCGCGCGATCAGCGTCATACGCCCTCCTCAACCACCGGCGGATTAGAGTCGTTGTCTAGTGGGGGTGCCACATAAGGGGAACCGTCAGCATTGAACTGTGGCGGAATGGGGCCGGTGTAGTACGGGCCGACCTTGAGGTCTTGGCACGCCTTATTGGCCACAGCCTGGGCGTACTCAGCAACCACGTCCTCAGGGTCTTTGCCCTCAAGATTGGCGGTAGCAATGATGCCGGGGACGAGCGTGTCGTCGATTGTGATAGTGAAATCCATAGTGATCAAACTCCGATTACGGACCAGTTAGCGCCGTTGTACCAAACGAGGGCAGCGGC